TGATAAAGTAAAAGTATCTCCTTCAATACTAAATTCTAACAAGGCTTTAGTACTGTAGGCCTTCAATCTCTTCACTTGATCCATTCAATTTAGTTTTAATTATTTTGCAAAGATACTCTTTATGTCTAATACAGCTAAGAAAACCCTAGCTATTTTACTAGCTAAGGTTTAATTATATGGGACTTAAGAGTTTATACTAAATTCTCTTTCAGTTCTGATGACTTCTCAAGATACCATTTCTCCTTAATAATATCATCTTCTATCTTCTGTGAAGGCTTATGCCCTAATCTCATTCTGTACTTAAGAGCAGTCATCTCACACCACTGCGCTGTTGCTGCCTCTCCATATACTCTCCTCATTAGCTCAATAGTCTCTATAGGCTGCTTTCTATAATGAGAACCCTTTATTTCATCATAAATCTCTGATTTCTCATTCCAATCTTTAATATAGGGTTCTACATTCTTAGTATTAAGATTACTCTTAAACCATCTGATATTATATCTCGCTAACTCAACTCTTTCCTCAGAATGTCTGTTATGCATTATCGAGTCCATCTTAATTTTAGACTTCTCTCTTAGTCCATCCATTCCATCATACTTTTGACCTAGTAATCCGTGAAGTACAGGGTTAGAAGTATCTGCAGATTCAATCCATTTAAAGTCTACAAGTTTACTATATTCTGTTGGAGATAAAGTCCCTAAGATATGATGGCTTCTATCTTCATCAATTACTCCATCTGAAACCATTCTTTTTAGAATTGTGACTCTCGATAACTCATAAGGTATGCCTCTAAAAATTGCATCATCTCTAAACCACCCTTCTACAGAAAATGCTATCTTATCTACTATAGAAGAGACATCTCTATAATTCTGACAAAACTCTTTATAGTTCTCTCCGTGAATAACTCCAATAGTTGATCCTTTCAGGTCTATATTCTCTATATTCCATTCATTAATAGCCTGTAGATTTTTCTGAGCATCATCTCTGTAATCTGGTAGAATAAACTCTGTAGGTTGTAGCATATCAATATACTCTCTATATAACTCTACATCAAAGGGTTTTCCCAATTCGTATGAACTATTATCTAAGATAACTTTTCTACCTAATCTGATTGACTCCTTATAGAAATCATAGTAATCTTGGCATTTTTCAAAGATATGAACTAATGCGTAATCATAGTCATTAAACTCTCTTGACTCTTCCAGCATCTGTACTGGGACTTCGTGACTTATACTAAACATTCTTCTCTTGTTTCATTAATAACTTCTTTTAGCTGTTCTAAGCGATTATCTATCCCTCCACTTAATGAGATGAACTTACTTTTACTACCTAGCTTCTTAAGGCGGTTAAAGTATTTCTGGATATACTTATCTACTCTCTTCTGATATTCAATATCTACCTCTCTATTTTCATTCCCTCCTTTTGAGATTGGAAATTCAATAGGTAAGTATATGTAGATATCATCTTCCTCTAATAAGTAATCTCTATAATGGTTTACTAGATTAGTTAGAGGAATCTTATTCTCTGCTTCATTTGCCTGTAGATATGCAAAACTGTCTACTATACTTCTACTTGCAATGAAATCTCGATTATTTACATACTCATTGAGACAATGTAGTAATATCTTATCTTGGAATTCATTATACTTCTGACTTTCACTTGTCTGGATAGATGAATCTTTCTCTAGAAATTTCTTTGAAAAGGAATCTCTCTTGTCTAAACCAAAAGATTTAGGTAAGGCGTTTACTAATGTCGATTTACCTGTTCCTTGAGCCCCAGCTATAAATACTCTCAATTAAGAAAAATATTTATTAAGTACATCTAAGGTCAATACTGACTCTATCCCTCTTGAGTTCTCTCCTGAGTGATCCTTTTTAAGCTGCTCAACCACTTCTGGAGTAAAGTAATCACTTGGCTTAGTCCATTCAAGATAATACTTATCAATATTAATACCTGTAGCTCCTAATATTGCAAGATACTTTCTTGTATCAGGCTTACATCTTCCACACTGCTCTCCAAACTCATTAGGGTGGTAACAACTAAAACTATCCTCAACCAATCTTCTAACAGTTTGCTCAACTGATACTCCTTTAGACTCATTTAGCTCAACCAATTCCTGTACTAAGAGTTGCTTAGAGTACTCCTTATACTTAAGGTTTACATTTACCTTACCTTTAGAGCACCAATGACTCTCAGAGTAGATATGAGATAGTAGCTGAGAAGTTAGATCTGCAAACTTATAATCTTTATCAGTAGATCTATCTCCTGCTGTTGCTCCCAGTATTATCTCTTCTCCAAAGTAGGATGCAATTGTAGCAAAGTATAGATTTCTTGCTGGCATAATCATATTATCCAACTCTATTGAAGACATATCTATAAAATCTTCAACGAATACTAACTTATCATAATTTTGAGATTTCAAATAATCCATCTCTACCTCACTGTACTTTGACTTATTATCTATGAACAGTAGAACATCTGGATTCTCAAGTTGGTTGATAATATAGCTGTCCATACCACTTGAGAATAATAGGACCTTCTTTCCTGTTCTTTTTGCTATTACTTTTTTGTCAATCATCTTTTACTTTTAATTTTCATCACTTGAGCCAAACTTACTTGTCCCTCTGTCTCCCTTAACTATTTCATCAATAAATCCAACCTCTGACTCAATCATCTTATAAAGGACTAATTGAGCTACACCTTTTCCAGCTTCAATTTTTACCGACACTGTTGAAAGATTGTAAAGTTTCACACTAAGATCTCCTCTATAGGAATTATCTATTATCCCGAAATGGGGTTGGACACTTTTGACAAAGCCAAGACCTGATCTTCCACCAATCCCCAGCCAGTATCCTGGAGTTAGATATCCAAGATTCAACCCTACATTTACTACAATAGATTCTCCAGGACTAACCCAGTCATCTTTAATTGCAAATAAGTCATAACCTGCATCTCCAGACTCTGGGTGAGTATGGTTTCTTTTTGGAAGAATAGCATCTTTGTGAGTGCGAACGAATTTAATCTGTATCATCTATTTATCTTAGATTATTAGCTAATTCAATATTCTTATAAAACTCGCTTCTTGTCTCTGGATTATCAAAAAAGGCACCTGTTATTTTTGAGGTCTGCATTGAAGCTCCGATATGTTTTATTCCGCGACAAGATACGCAGTTATGCGTTGCAGAGATATGTACAGCCACTCCAAGATTTCCCTCACATATTTTGTCCACTGCATTGTGTATAGCCACTGTAAGCTGCTCTTGGATTGCTCCACGTCTTGCAAACTGTTCTACTATACGATTCATTTTTGATAGGCCAACTACTTTCCCTCTACTAGATGAGATATAAGCAATCGCTACCTTTCCACCAATACTCTGATGATGGTGAGAACATTGAGAAGACATTGGGATATTACTCTCCTGAACCATTCCAGCGTACCCATCTGAAGGAAATGCTGTTATTTTTCCAAGACTCTCATATCTTCCCCTCCATAGATCATTCACATAAGCTTTAGCAACTCTATTTGGAGTATCTGCTGAATTAGGATCCTCTTCCCAATTACATCCTAAAGCTGAAAGAAATTTTCCAAAGTGTTTAGATGCATTCTTTATAATTCTCTGTCTCTCTGCAGCTGATAACTCAGCCTCAGGTCCACTCTTTTCTTGTTTCTCTGCTAATTGAGTTGATATTCCATTTGCATACCCTACTCCTGCTAACTCTGTTCCTGCTATAAATACTTTTTTACTCATTCTACTCTGTTAGTTTTTAATTCTCTAATTTATACAAATCTCTCTGTATCAAATGCTATAATGTGAGGGCGCCAACTCATTTTCCAACCATTCTTCTCTACCCATTTGAAAATTCTTGGATAAGATTCAAGTAATTGGTTTCTTGTTGCCCCTGCAGGCATTAGCCATACTCTACTCTCATCTATCTCTGCATCCTTAATAAACTCTCTCATTTCATTTAAGGCATTAAGATCTAAACCATCCCATACTATCTTTATATGATAATTACTATGGTATGCAAGAGTCTTCTTAATTGCTGATAAATTTACTCTAAGTTTATTATGTAGCTTTATGAACTTCTCATCTACTACTTTCCCTTTAGGTGTTACTGCTCCTAATACAGGTACTGAGTTACTAAATTTTGGAGATAGAGATATAAGATTGATTGGGAAATCTGTCTCTACAAAGTGAGAACCTTCTGTCTCCATTGTAATAAAAATCCCTTTTTCGTTTGCAAAGTGAGTTAATTCATTCACTACTGCTGGATGCATTGTTGGACTTCCACCTGTTAACATCATCTCTTTAATATGTGGATTCTGCTCATAGAAATCTATAACATCCTGAAAGGTTCTATTCCCTTTCTCTGGATGAATACTCATTTGCCAAGAGTCGCACCAGCCACCATCTCCGAAAAAACATCTAGCTGGACATCCTGTTGTTCTTACTACAACTGTTGGATATCCTGCTCTACTTCCCTCTGACTGTACTGCTGTGTATAGTTCTGCTATTGGTAATATTTTACTATAATCTGTTATTCTTTTCATTCTCTATCTTTCTGTGTAAATTGAACTATTCTTATCATTCTCCCAG